TTATAATAGTAATGTTAAAGGAAAAAGAACAACTAATATATTTTTAGAAGATCCTAATTTTAAATCTATTTTGTTTGCTAGTAAAAATTATTTATCAGCATTTACAGATATATTGAATCCAGAACATGTTCTTTGTGATGCCTATGGTATTAGACTTGACCATGGAGATTGGACTGCTAATCACAGACATGGACAAGCAGATGTTTCAGGTATACTTTATTTAAGCAGTAGTAATCAAAAATTGTTTTTTCCAAGCCTTAAAATTCATATAAAACCAGAACCTGGAAGAATATTATTTTGGGATAGCTTATTGAGACATGAAGCTAAACCTAATCTAGAAGTTAATCCTAAACACGCTATAGTTTTTAATCTTTATTACGCATCTGGACACTATTCAGAATATATTTCATAGAATAGCCTAATCTTTATAGATATAGGGTATTAGTGTATAATACTGTCATGCCATTAACAAAAGTACAGTTTGCACCAGGATTTAATAAACAAGCATCAGACTCAGGGGCTGAGAACCAATGGGTCGATGGGGACTTTGTAAGATTTAGATACGGAATGCCTGAAAAAATAGGCGGGTGGCAAGAGATAATGGACAAAAAACTTGTTGGAGCTGTAAGAGATTCACACAGTTGGGCTGATTTAGATGGTAGAAGATACATAGCCTTTGGTACAAACAAAATTTTATATGTGTACGATGGTGATGATTATTATGACATCACACCATTTGATACTTCACTAGCACAGTCGGGTTGCGATATTACTACTACAAATGGTTCAACTACGGTTGAAATCACATGTCCCACGGCTCACGGCCTCGAACCAGGTGACATCTTAACTTTTGAAAACGCAGGATCGTTTACTGCAGGACAAACAGATTATACAGCAACAGACTTTGATGACGTATTATTTGAAGTGCAGTTAGCTCCTACCACAACTACCTTTACAATTACAATGCCAACAGCTGAAACAGGTACAGGAGCAACAAACGATGGAACTTTGGATACTAAACCTTATTACAAAGTAGGTCCTTTACTACAAGCATTTGGTTTTGGTTGGGGTACAGCACTATGGGGTGGATCAACTTGGGGAACACCAAGAGCAACTTCACAAGCAGTTTTAGATCCTGGATCATGGTCATTAGATAATTACGGAGAGTTATTAATCGCAACTATTAAGAACGGTCAAACTTTTTCTTGGGATCCAAATAGTGGTGTAGCAACAAGAGCAGCCTTAATATCAGGAGCTCCTACAAAATCAGTAATGAGTATGGTATCAGACAGAGACAGACATTTAATTGTACTAGGAACTGAAACAACAATTGGATCTCCAGGTACACAAGATAAAATGTTTATAAGGTTCTCGGATCAAGAATCTTTAACTGATTACACAGCAACATCAACCAACACTGCAGGATCCTTTAGAATTGATAGTGGCACTAAAATTGTAGGTGCTGCAAAAGCAAAAGATTACATATTAATACTTACGGACACATCTGCTTATTTAATGCAGTTCGTAGGTCCACCATTTACATTTAGTATTAGACAAGTCGGATCTAACTGTGGATGTGTAGGTCAACATTCAATTGTTTATGCAAACGGTGCTGTATTTTGGATGTCAGATTCAGGTGGTTTTTTTGTATTCGATGGTACAGTTAAATCATTAGGCTCACTTGTAGAAGACTTTGTATTTCAAACAAATGATGGTGCACCAGGTTTTAATTTTTCAAATGGATCTGAACTTACTTTTGGATCACATAATAGTTTATATTCAGAAATATATTGGTTTTATGCAACAGCAAACTCAAATTATGTAAATAGACTAGTCACTTATAATTATGCAGAACAAACTTGGACTACTGGCACATTAGCAAGAACAACCTATGAAGATGCTCATGTCTTTGGGGATCCGATCGCAACTGAGTTTTCTGCAAATCTTGCACCAACTACACCAACCATTCAAGGAGTATCTAATGGAGCAGCAAGAGTATTTAACCATGAAATTGGCACTAATGAAGTATTAGCTAACGGTACAATCAATGCTATTCCTGCATATATTAAATCAGGAGACTTCGATTTAGACGCTCAAGGTGACGGAGAGTATTTTATTAAAGTAAGAAGATTTATACCTGATTTTAAATATATTAATGGTAATGCAAAAGTAACATTAGAGTTAAGAGATTATCCAGCAAATATTCAAGTAGGTTCACCGCTTGGGCCATTTACAGTTACATCATCTACGGATAAAGTGGATACAAGAGCAAGAGCAAGGCTTGCTGCAGTAAAAATTGAAAATGATGGAACAAATGAAAGCTGGAGATTTGGTCAATTTAGATTTGACATACAACCTGACGGAAGAAGATAATGGCTAAAGTACAAGTATTTTTACCTGAACCTCCTAGAGAGTATCAACCTGAATCCTTTAGACAGATAAACCTAGCCTTAGAAAGTTTACAGAATCAATTAAATACGAACTACCAAAAAGAAGAGGACGAGAAAACACAAAGGTTTACTTGGTTTATGCAGAGATGAGTTGTAACAATGTAAATGTAGAACCAACAGTTATTGGTGGTGGAAATGGATCAAATGCTTATGATGCATTTGGAAGATTAAGAGTTTCTAATCCATTTACTATTTTTGATAGTACAAATGTAATGTCAAAGAATAATCTCTTTGATGAAGACTTAACAGGATCAGGAACAGTTACCTATACAGCAAATAAATCTACAGTTAATTTAAATGTAACTACAGCTAGTGGCGATAAAGTAATAAGACAATCCAAAAGAGTTATGTCTTATCAACCAGGTAAATCATTATTTATATTTAATACATTTGTAATGAATGCACAAGAATCTGGATTAGAACAACGTGTTGGAACTTTTGATGCAAACAATGGAATCTTTTTTGAAGATACAGGAACAGGCTATCAAATCGTAAGACGTAGTTATACATCAGGATCAAGTGTTGATGATCCAATTGCACAGTCAGCTTGGAATGGTGACAAGTTAGATGGTACAGGAGCAAGTGGATATGATTTAAATCCAACTAAAGCAACCATATTATTTACAGATTATGAATGGTTAGGAATGGGAAGTGTTAGAGTTGGATTTGTTATAGATGGAAAATTTATAACTGCTCATACATTTTATAATGCTAATAATTTAGATACGGTTTATATGCAAACTGCAAACTTACCAATAAGATATGAAATAGAAACGACAGGAACGATATCAGGTGCAGCCGTATTACAACAAGTATGTTCTTCTTGTATGATTGAAGGTGGCTATTCTCCACAAGGAGTTATTCAATCAATTGGAACTGCTTCATTAGCTGGAGTTACTTTAACAACAGCTGGTACATTTTATAATTTAGGAACCATTAGAATTAAATCAGGAAGACCTTACGCACTTATTATTCCTCAAGGCTTTATAGCTTCTGCTGTAGCTAACTCTGACTTTGAAGTACAGTTAAGACAAAACGCAACTCCTTCAACAGCGTTTTCATACACAAGTTATTCTGATGATGTAGAGTATGATTTAGACGGTACTAAAACCATTACAGGGGGAACAATTATAAATAGAACTTATTTATCGGGTAAAGGAGTTTCTATTGAAAATTTTGGAGATGGTTTTAATTTTGAATATCAACTTGGACAAACAATAGCAGGTGTATCTGACACACTAACTTTATGTGCTAAAGGTGCATCTAATAATGATGGTGTTATTGGTTCATTAAAATGGTACGATACGACAAATGGCTAATTTTTATAAAAACGTATTCTACGATCCTACAACCACTTCGGTAGTATCAGTATATTCATGTCCAGCTGATTCAAGAGCTATAATCCAAAACATTCAAGTTACAAATGAATCAGGGTCTAAAATACATAAAACAAGTGTGACCGATAACTCAGCATCAACAACTTATCAAATTGCTTATGCAAGTATTTCAGGACCTACTATATGTAATGTTGCTAAAGGACCTATCATATTAGAGGAAAGTGATATTCTTAAAATGGAATGTAACACTACAACAGGAGTATCTGCAGTAATTTCAATATTAGAAATGAATAGATCAGAGGAAAATGGCTAAACAAAAATTTTTACATTTTGAACCTAGACCAAAACCTCGTAAACGTCCTAGACGTCACACTAAGAGTCTTAACAAAAGTAAAAAAAGATGTTATAAAAAGTATAACAGGCAAGGAAGATAATGACAGAAAAACCAAAAACAGTAATAATAAATGGTGAAGAAGTACCAGTTATTCCTGCGAAAGCAGTAGAAGAAGTAAAAAACAAAAGAACAGGTAAAACCTATGCTAGCAAAGCTGATTTTGATACTGATGTTGCTGATCCCAACACTGATACTAGCGTGGATGATTTACAAATTAATCAGAAAATAACAGTTGCATCTATGAGTATTTTTGGTAAAACCAAAAAGTAATGCAACCTGCAGGTGGTACAGAAATACAATTAGGATATTTAAAAAAATACGCAAATCAAGGCGTATTAGATTCAGTACAGATTACAACATCCATTCCTGAAAAGGAACCTTTAGATCCTGTAAAGTCAAATATACTTTGGTTAAAAAATTCTTATGACCAACCTAATTTAGCACCTTGGTTTCAAAATAAAGATAATCATTCTAAATATGATTGGTATGTATTTAACTCCCATTGGAGTTACGAGAAGTATAGATACTTTTTTAAAATACCTGAAGATAAATGTACAGTAATAAAAAATGCAATTGATTATGATGAACTTGAATTAAAAACAGATTTTACCCCAAAGAAAAAAATTAAAATGTGTTATATCTCAACTCCTTGGAGAGGACTAGAAATAGCCTTAGCTGCTATGGATGGTATTAAAGATCCAGATATAACTTTAGATGTTTACTCAAGTACAATTATATATGGTAAATCATTTGAACAACAAAACGATGATAAGTATAAACATTTGTATGAAAAGGCTAAAAACATGCCTAATGTAAATTACATGGGGTATTGTGATCACAAAACTTTAGTCAGTAAATTAAAAGATTATGATGTAAATTGTTTTCCTAGTATCTGGGAAGAAACATTTTGTATATCGGCTATGGAGTCATTAGCTGCGGGTCAGATTCTAATAACCACGGATCTCGGCGCCTTACCAGAAACTTGCTGTGAGTTTCCTATTTATATTCCTTATACACAAAATAAACCTAAACTAGCATTACAATTAGCTGAATGTATTTTACAAACTAAAAGAATGCTGTCACAAGATCTAACTAACCCACTTAAATTTCAACAAGAATATTACAAAAGATTTTACGATTGGAAGTATATTGGAAATCATTGGAATAACTTTTTAAAAGGAGCCATCAATGTCAAACGAAATAAATAAGAATCACTTAATGGTGTGTACTCCTGTGCATTCCGATGTATCAATACACTTTATGAAAGCCTGCTTAGATTTACAAAAAGAATGTATTTTAAATAAGACCAAAATTACTTTTCAGTTAATGAAATCATCTTTAGTTACACAAGGTAGAAACCTATGTGCTTCTGCTTTCTTAAACTCAGATGCGGATCAAATGTTATTTATAGATTCAGATATAGAATTTAGCACTAGATCTGTTTATAGATTATTTAAATCAGAACATGAGGTAAGTTTAATACCTTATCCTATGAAACAAAAAACAGATATGAAGATAAGAAATGATTTAGCCGTAAGACCTGACGATGATATCAATACTATGGGTCATACATTTCCAATTGAATTTCCAGATACTAAAAATATTAAACCCGTTGACGGTTTTGTTGAAATACTTAAAGGGCCAACTGGTATGATGATGATCAAAAGGTCTGCATTTAATAAACTTATTAAAAACTATGAAGAATTAGTCATAAAACAAAAGACTTTAATGAACGGTGAAATGGTTGATAGACCTAATTATTATAACTTTTTTGACACTTATTGGAGTCCTAAGAATAAAACATACATGGGTGAGGACTTTTATTTCTGTAAACTTTGGACATCTATAGGAGAGAAAATATATGCTCTTACTGATGAGGAAATAAGCCATATCGGAGAATATAAGTATTCAGGCAAAGTCAAGGACGAATTCTATAAAATTGACTGATATTGAAGAATAGCGCTATATAAGTTAAAATACCATAATAACTAGTTAAAATATTATGGATCCATTTACTATAGCATTAGCAACCTTTGGGATACAAAAGCTTAGAGGTAAATCAACAAATAGAGCATTAAGAGACGCTGCACTTGCAGGCGGAATAGGCCAAGTTGCAGGTATGTCAGGCATGGTACCTGGAGTTCAAGCATTTGGTCAGACATCTTTACCAGGTATGACAGGTAATTTTATTGGACAAGCTGCAGGACCTAATATTAGTGGTGCTGCTGGAGTAAACCAAACACTAGGTCAACAAATGGGTACATCTGTCGGTGGTATACGTGATCTAGTAAGTAGAGGAATTGGAACTAAGGATGTATACAATCCAAAAACAGGTGAACTAATTAAAGAAGGTTCAGGATTTATGGGTCTTGGAACAGGTGAAAAATTAGGACTTACTTTAGCAGGTACAACTTTATTAGCAGGTGAAGACGAACCAACAGAAATGCCTGCAGGAACTAAACCTGAAGATTACGCTGCAGCCAAAGAAAAAGCAGATAAACAATTAGAAAATATTTTAGATACCTATGATTATGAATCAGAGGCAGCAGGTATCTCTCCATACAATTATGGTGCAGGTAGTGGTTTTACTTTTAATAAAGGTGGAATTGCAGAAGTAAGAAAATTTAATTCAGGTGGTATAAATTATTTACCATCTAAAACAGATCATGATGAGAAAGATGTTAACAATTATGTAAGAGCTATGGGCTATGTAGAAGATGGTTCAGGTAATGGTGACAAAGATGAAGACACTATGTTA